TCTTCTAAATGGCTTGAAAGCCCACTTCCTCCAGCAGGATCAGTAAAGTCATCATCTACCATACTCATTATCTCATCATATTTTCCGTATTTTTTTAAGATTGTTACCATATCAGAAACTTTAGGCATCCCATAATCTCTATTAGCTTCAAAAGAATTGGCTATTTCATTATTATCTCCTCTTTTTACTATACGAGCAAAAATATTAATTGCATCCGCTCTATCTTGAATATTTTCTTTCAATTTAACTACAGCTGAACCTTTCAATTTCATATTTCCTGTTCCATCAGCATATGTTACTTCTACCCCAGAATTATTTGTCTCAGGTTTTACTATAATATATTCTAATTTATCTATAGAAAATTTATCACCAGCTTTTAAATCTTTTAAATATACTTCTCCGTCTTTTGGTGTTGATTCAGGTTTCATTTTACTAACATCACCTTGGTAAACTGAGTATTCTTGTAATCTAACTTTCTTTTCAACACCACTAACACCTTTGTCAGGCATTTCTTTTACTTTTTTAGGCATTGAAGTTTTTGCTTCACTATCACCCAATGAATCTTTAACATTTGATTTTACTTTTACTTCTTTTTCAATATCACCATATCCTGATGATTTAAATTTACCTTTTGGTTCTTTAGGTTCACCTAAACCAGGAGCTTCAGTTGTATATCCTAAACCTTTAACTCCAAACATTCCGTCTTTAGTATAGAATAGAGGATCTTTAGCTAAGTTTTTAACAACCATAGCTTTAATTTCATCACCAGTTTTTCCAGCATTTTTTTCATCTCTCATTTCAGCATAAAATCCTTTCATGATTTCGTTAAAATTAACGTTATCAGCGTTTTTCATATCTGAATTGTTGTAAGCATTATTTTGATCGTCTAATACTTCTTTAGATGTTTCTTTTTCAGTTGCTTTAGTTTCTTCAGCTAGAATCTTTTTCCAATCATAAATGTCAAATCCTTTAGCTACAACACCACCTGCTGCCTCACTAATAATTTGTTTTGATTTCAATACATTTGTTGCTGTGTCAAAATCAGTATATTGATTAAAGTATTCTGGGAATAGGTTACGGGCTTGTTTTAGGAATTGGTCTTTATTGCCTTTACCAGATTTAATTGCGGAATAATGTTCTTGGAGTGTCATTTTATTTTTTTTCTTTAAAAAGTGTTATTAAATCATCTAAATAATCTACCGCCAAATCTGTACCGTATCTAATTTTAAAACTAGGATCGTTTTTATAAAATTCCATAGTTTCAGTTTTGGCTTGTTTTAATAACGGAAGTAAGGTATTTAATTTATCTTCAATTTTGTCAAAATCACTTACTCTATTATCTACAAATTGTTTCAATGCTGAGTCTTCAATGTTTAAAGAATTAACATATGATTCTGTAGATTCATCTTCTGTTAGTTTCTTTTTCCATAAATCCTTATGATCTATTGCTTTAGAGGATTTATGGAGTTTTTCAGCATCAACTGGTTTCCAACCCAATTTATAGTAATAAATATTTTGGGCTCCTTTAGCTTTTTTGTTTGGATTAAAAGCATATGGAGTAGCATATTGGGCTCCAGTTCCTGGTGTAAATGAACCTGCACCTGCTCCAGCCCCTGTAGCGCTCATTTCTTGAAGTTTTTTCTGAATGAGCTCTCTTAATTGAGTTTCTTTGAGAGAGAGTTGAGCAGATTTATATTCTTTAGGATAGTCACTACGTAAGTGAGATTTAAATTGGTTGAATAAATAATTGAATCCTGCGTATATTTCTTTAAATTTAGGATCTTTTTTTATTTCATCAAACAATAAAAATTCTTTAAATTCTTTATTGAGTTCGTTAAATCTTTTATATAAAGAATTGTAGTTAGCCTTGTATGTAACTTCCCAAGAAACACTTCCGGTTTCAGGGTCAACTCCTACTTCTTTTTTTTCGTATCCTTGTGGTTTACTTTCCATTTGCTAATTGGAGTTCTTCTATTAGATCACAATACTGAAGTAAATTCACCATATGATCATTGGTTACTTTATCTTTTTTATTTAACTCAATCAATAGGTTAGATACCTCATTGATTTTAATTTTTGTAACCTGATTTTTAGTTGATTTGTTTAGTATGGAAAGTTGACTTTTGAAATCAACAATCTTAGTATTGTAAAAATCTTTCAATTTAGGAGTACTATCAACACTATAAATAAATTCTTTTAGAATTAGTTTTTTGTTTTCACTAAAATTAGAGTATTTAGTGTTGAATTTTTCTAATAAAATTTTATATGCTAGTATGCGTGTATCTTTATCGTATTGAGAAAATTCATCAATCACATCTTCTTTAGATTCTTTAACCTGTTTAACTGAGGTTAGATGTTCTAAAAGAGACATTTTATTGTTGATGACTTGATCTAAAGATGTTTTTTTATCCCCACCTGCTGATTCAATTAATGTATAAATTGAGGCTTGAGCTTTGTAGTGAGGTAATTTAGTTTTAAAAAATTCCTCTAAATTGTAATGATCTTTGATTTCCTTAATCAAATTGTACTTTTGTCTTTTGAGAGCAGAGCGGTTTAAATGTTTTGCACTTTCCAAAACAGTATTGATTACTGCTTCTGCTTTTCCCTCAGATAGATTAGTACGTTTTAGTAAACTTTCATATAACTTGTATTCACGACCTAACTCAGTTTTACTGAAGTATTTCTTTAGGATGTTAGTTGCTTCTGAATTTCTACCTGATAAAGTATCTGCAGTAATTTGTCGAACTAAAAGTTCAAATAAAATACCCGTATTCTTAAACTTCGAATGTTTTATTAACATCTAAATATTTTTTAATTATAAATATATGAAAATTTATTAATCTCGCAACTGATTTTCGTCAAGTAGTGATTCTTTTGATTTGTCTGATTGAAAGACTAATTTTTTTTCAATTTCGTTTAAGAATTGCTTATTTTTAAGATATGTAATCTCATTAAGTGATTTACTATTAAAATCAGGTTGATCATCTATTTTCATATCTTTTCTACCTAATCTATCTCTTCCAAAAGCATTGTCTTGAGTGTTAATATTTGTAACTTTTTCTTTAGGACGTCCTAACGTTATATCATCTGAATACCCAACAGGTACATTTTCAGGATCAGTTATTAATCTGCCCTTTCCATAAAGTGCTGCTAGATCGTGTGGTGTACCATATGATCTTCCAGTTTCAAGTGGATCATTACCTTCTTCAGTAACTTGAGCAAGACGGAACTTACGTTTAGCATCTTGTAGAATAAGATCTCTATATTCATCAAATTGATCTTCACTAAAGTGGAAGATATGGTGGTAGATCCAATCAGTAGGAAGCAATTGAGCATCCATAATATTTTTAGCTAGATCTACTTTTTCCTTCATTAATGCAATACGTTCTTGATCGTATATAATAGAAGGAGTAGTTAATGAAAGATCAAAATTGGTTAATGTTTCACCTCTATATCCTTGAACATATAAATGTACTAGTGCAATTTTATACAATTCAGAAAGTACAATGCGTTGTAATCTATCAATTGTACGAGCAAAACGAATATCTTCAGCAGCTAATGTAGCTTTACCAGTTAAGTCTTTTTCGTAGCCCATGAATGCTTTTGGTACTTTAAGGGCCGCAAACAACTTTTCTCTCAAATAGACAACGTCTTCTATACCATTGTACTCAAGACCTTTAGTAGTTTCTATCTTAGTTGTTTGATCATTTCCTCGAACTGGAATATAGAAATCTTCTAACATGTTTTGCATGTTGTATTTCAGGTTATATTCACCTGTTTTTTCATCCATATAAGGTGTCTTTTTCATTGTAGAAATAGTTTTCTTCATGAAATTTTCTACCTCATTTGGTGGGATGGCTCCAACATTAATATAAAAAACACGTTTTTCTGGGGCGCGAGAGATTCGGTGAATCAACATGGCGTCCTCCATTAATGTATATTGTTTAAACAATTTACGAGCAGGTTCAATATATGAGCGACCGTATGGAAGATAGTTAACATCTGTTAACAATCTAAAGTGTGCCATTTCATAGTTGTCAAAATATATCCCACTTGCTTCATCAATTTTTTGATTAGGGACAGGATATTGACCTGTAGTTCCTCCCACATATCCATCAGGAGAATATCTAAATCTTATTGAAGATGGATTTTCTCTATCAAATCCTTCCTGACGCATAATATGGTATGCGGTATATGGAATAACATTATATACACCAAATTTTTCAGCAATTTCCAGTTTTAAGAAGAAATCACCGTATTTGTTCATTTGGCGAATCCAAGACCACAAGTTAAATTCAATATTTAAAATATCGTAAAATAAATTGTAAAGGATTTTCTGAATGTCTTCATCAGATGAACGAATTTGAAGTACCTCCCCCATTTCGTTTTTTAAAGTACATTCATCTGATATAATATCAAGAGCAGAAGCTACAATAGCGTCTGTATCCATTACATCATAATCTGAATATAGTTGGGCTCTTAAATATTGGTAATTAACATTTAATTGTTGACCATAAAGTGAAGTAGCATTAGGAGAATATATTCGACTATATCTATCAATTAAAGCATTAGTTTCGTAACGACCACTCTGTTGAATTGAATCAACATCCATTACTTTAATTTGATTTCCTCCCTCGTTACGAATAATAACGTCAGTAGAAAATAATCGTTTTAATCTTGTAAATATACTGGTATCTGCCATTTTGTTTTATTTAAAGTAACCAACTAATATCTTCATTTCCATCATTTGTTTTCATAGAATATGGATTATCC